CGCTCTCTGGCCTCATTGGCCGTCAGCCACCCGGCCTGGTAGGCCGTGCTGATGGCCGTGTTCCGTTCCGCTTCATTCTCCTGCAAGGCTTCCACCTGGCTCAAATCAAAGCGGATAAACGCCCCCGGAAAATGTTCCACCATTAACTGCCGGTTCAGTTCATCCTCAATAAAATCAAGTTCCGGCAGAATCGTTTCAGTGTAAAAACTACGCCGACTTTCCTGCGCCGTGGCAAAGTTGCTGCTTTCCCACGCCCCGGCCAGGGCGGGCGGCACCCCAAAGGCCGCGCAAATATCCCGCCGCTGTTCGCTCTTAATCTCCGCCAGCACCACATCTTTGGGCGGCGGCATAATCGGCGTGTATTTAATGTCCTGCCCGCCCACCACCAGCGTGCGGAAGGCGTTCTTCACGCCCCGGAAAACCCGCTTCCACTTGGCCTCAACCGCGTCAATCACATCATCGGTCGCTTCCGGCACCGTCAAAATGCCATCCAGCCGCGCCCCGTTGCTAAAGAAGCTCTGGGCGTAGCGGATGGTATCCCGGTCTACATTCACCGCGTGCAGGGCCACTTCCATCGGTGACAACCCGGCCAGATCATCCAGCGGGTTGACCGTTTTCAGATAAACAATATTATCCGGCCCAAAATTTACCTGTGGCCCGCCGTAACCGGGCGCATACAAAAACGCCTCAATGCCCCAGCCGGTTTTTATCGGCGATACCGCCAGCGGGTTCAGCCAGCGCAGCCCGCCAATCTGCCCCAGCCCGTTCTCCATCTTTTCCAGATACGCCGCACCCCACAAACACAGCCCCACTTCAATCTGTTCCAGCAGGGCGCTGCCCATATCCCCCAAAAAGGCCTGCACCGGATGGTTCGGCAGTTTTTCGCCGTTGGCATCCACCACCTGCGCCGGTATCCCGCCGATGGCTTTGGCCCGCAACTGAATGGACCGGTAAGCCCACACCGACGCGCTGTAGGCATAGGCCAGCCCGTAGGCCGTGGCCTTCAACGTTTCCGGCGCAGTCAGACTGTTCAAAAACTGCTCAAAATTCAGGCTTTTACGGGCCGCCTTCACCTGTCCCTGTTCCAGGGTATAAATTTTCATTGCCAGTTGCTCCCCAACGACACGCCAGGCCGGGCCAGCGCCGCCACCGCGCCGCTCACCGCGTCAACCTGATCATCGTGGCTCAGACCGTCGCCGCTAAAGCTGACTGCCTCATTAACAAAATCATAATTCCAATGCCCCACGCGCAGATAAAAAATACCGCCCTCCAGCTTGGCGCTCCACATCAGCGCCCGATTCAGCTTGTCACCCTCCGGGCGCATCTTCTGCACCCGCCGGTTACGCATTTCTGCCGAGCGTAGTAAATCGTCGTAAGCCGCCCGTTGAAAGGCCACATCCTCAATAATCACCGGCGTGGCATTGCCATCCATCTGCGCCGTCTGGATAATCACCTTCCGGGCATCGGGCCAGCTCCACCGCCCCCGCGCCACATCCAGCAGATACCATTTGCCGTCGGCGCTGATCCCCACTTTGGCCCCCACCGTATAATCCGCCGATGTCTTTGTGCTGGCCGCCAAATCCCAATACCGCACCGTGCGCAGCTCCTCCGGGATACTCTGGGCCACCTGGAACCATTCCCGCTTAAACACATTCCCGGCGGGCATAATACTCCAGTCCCCTTCCAGCAACCGTTTGCGCTCCAAAAGCGGCAAGGCCTCCAGCCGTTGAATGTACTGCGGATCGCTTTGCAGCAAAGTCGGGTTGTCGAACACGCTGGCCGGAATAAATGACCGGCTGAGCGCCGCCGAATCGTCTGCCGTGGTCAGCACGTCGCTGTCATCCACCCGCTTGAAATAAAGCACCTGCCCGGCCTGCGCCCTGGGCCAACCGGCCTCGGCCAACTCCTCATCGGTGCCCAGCCAGGGGAGCCACCGCCGCTTCACCCATTCGTGGCCTTCGCCGCCGGGGTTAGTGGCCGCCCGGATGCGAACCGGCAGTCCGTAGCTGTTCCGCGCCCGGCTGAACAGGTACAGGTATTGAGATTCGGTGAAGTGGGTCAACTCGTCAAAGGCAATGTAACTGAACTCCGCGCTCTGATAACTGTATTTATCTTTCTCGTGTTGCAGGTGAGCGAAACCGTAAGTCGCCCCACTCGGAAACGTCCAGCGATGTTTGTTGTCGTTGTAGGTGGCCATTCCGTTAAAAACTTCCCGGCTGCGGGGAATGGCTCGCTGCTCCAGTTCGGGAAACGTCCGCCGAAAATAAATGGCCGCGTACCCCCGCCGATCCACGTGGCGCATCCCTTCAATCAGCAATGAATCGGACTTGCCGCCCCCGGCCTGCCCGCCATAAAGCAGTTCAAACGCGCCACTTTTATGGAACATTTCCTGCGGTCCGGCGTGCGGTTTCCACTGGCTCATTCGTCCACCTCCGGCAGATAAACCTGCACCCCGCCGGGACCGCCTTTGGCCGCGGTGTTCACGTCAGCCCGATCCAGAATGGCCACCGCGCTCAACCGCCGGTCGCTTTCTTTTTCGGCCTGGGTCACTTGCCGGGCCAGCTCCAGCACCGCCCCCACCGTGTTCATCTGCAACATTGCCGCCGCCGTGGTAATGGCCTCCTGGGTCACATCCTGCCGGGCCTGCTCCAGCGCCTCAAGAAAAACCGGGTTGGTGCGCCACACCGCATAATAGGTTTTATGTGCCGCAATAAAATGCCAAACCATCCCCTGCCGGTCACATTCCTCTTCGTGAGCCGTCAGCAACGCTTTGCGCTCATCCCGCTTCATCCCCGGCCGGCCGCACACCTGCCCGCACCATTTACAACTATACGGCGTGCGCAGCAAGCGGGTCAACGGCGTGCCGTCAACCTCAGCCTCCACAATTCTCAAAATTGCCCGTTGTTGTTGCGCCGAAAGTGGCTGTTTGTCCATTACATTTACATTACTTTTCTTTTAATCCAGCTTAGTGTCCAACCTGACATATCATCTAAATCCGGCTTGGCTATACGAAGGCATTAACCGCCGATTCTAATGTCGCCAGTCGTTCTTCCATCAGCGCCAACCGCTGGCCCAGGGGCTGCACCCCTGCCCGCCGTAGCTGAAAGGTCAGAAACATTCCAGTGTGGTCGGCCAGCATCCCGCAGCCGGCCACAACATCGCTGCTGTACTCCGGCTCCAGCGCGTACACCGTCACCCCGCCGGGCCGCCCGGCTCTGATCACGCCCTCTGGCCCCAGCACCATATCGCACATTCCCCCGCCGTTGGTGTATACCAGAAAAGCCTGATGCGGGTATGGCGGTATCCATTGGTAATTCTGCTCAAGAATAAACTGACTGGCTGTGTCAAAAGAAAAGGCAATCCGCACATTCGGAATCGGGAAGCCGTTTTCATCCAGCGCCAGCACGCTGATGCGCTGCCCCATACTCCCCTGCCCCGGCGTGGTCTTGATGTCAACCAGGCTGAACATTCCGGCCTCCGTAGCATACGCCTGATGCAACTGGGCCAGAAAATCAAACTGAATGTTCTCAGGTAAAACCGTCAACGGTTCATAGATTTTCAAGGTCAGCCTCCAAATCTTCAATCTCAATTATAACTTCCGGCGGGGTGTTGATGCCGCTGACCGCGGCCTGTTCTTTCAACTTAAACAATCGGCGCAACTTGAACTGCACCTCACCGGTCTGCGATTCCGTTAATTTACTTGCCCGATGCTCCATCGTCAGCCTGGTTAGCAACAACGACAACTGCCCAAAATCAGCAGGCTTCAGTATAAACTCATTCGCGCCGGCCTGTACGGCCAGATTGGCATAGTTAGAGCCGCTCATTGCCACAATCGGTACATCCGGCTTTTGTTCCCTGATCAACTTGATGGCCGTCAGCCCATCCATCTCCGGCAACATCACATCCATCAAAATAATGTCGTAATCCCGGCGCATTGCCAGGCGAACCGCCTCCGCACCATCACCGGCCTTAATAAACTCAAACCCGTTGTGCATTGCCAGCATCTGTTCAAAAATAAAACTTGTCTGGTCTTCAACCAGCAAAACCTTAATTAGCATCGCGCCTCATAATAACCAACCGGGCGCTCAAATCGTCAACCTCGCGTTTGTAACTGTCCAACTGCGATTGCAAACTAAAAATGAGGCCGCGCAGCTCGTCAATCTCTGCCTTCAGCTTTCTATTCTCTGTTTGAAATTGCATATTACTGTCTGATAGTTTGTTATAACTGTCAGACAGAAACCGGGTCTGCCGGGTGGCTGTATGAGACCCGCCCACCCAGCCCACCAGGAACACAAAAATAACTGCCGCGGCTATGTACAAATCAATCACAACTCTTTGCCCATATCAGCCAAACCTTGCCCGAAAATATAAACCAGAATCGGGCTGATGATTGCCAGCACACGCTCAACATCAAGCTCCCAATACGTAGCCGTGGCGGCCACCAACGCGGCCAGCAACGCCGCCTGAAATTTCTTGCTCTGAATAATGGTCATTATCTCTGTCTCCCTGAATCAAAGAACCCGGGCGCGGCGGGCATCCCGGGTTCATATCCAAACAAACAACGCGGAAGGCACACGCCCGCCGCGTTAGTGTAAATTATACCACATCTTGTATCTGTTGTCTACCCCTTTACTACATTTAGTATTACGCCGCCCTGGTCAGGGCCTCAGCCGCCCAACTGTCAACCGGCTTGTTTGCTTTGGCGGCGGCCAGTACCACCCGCCGGTGTTCTTCCGGCGACAGCCTGACCGTAATCTGCCCGGAAAACGGCATTTCCGGCGCTTCCCCCAGTT